ATCCATGACTATTTTAGCTGCGGTACTTGGCACACTCGCTTGGACCGCAGTATTCACATCTTTAAATGTTTCAGTTGCAATAAATGAAACAGATCCAGACCAGAATTTTTCAATCTTTTTTTTCATTAGGGTAATCTCGTTCTAAAATTATTTCGCAGTAATGAATTATTTTTTTAATATCTTCTGATTTATTTTTATTTTGATGTCTGCACGCTAATTTTACAATATTTCCTTCAGCAAACAAGAGTTTATTCTCACATATAAAATAGGCAGGGGATACTTTTAGTTTCTTATAATGAGATCCACCAACCTGTTCATTTAAACATTCATAATTAAATTCTTTAAATATATCTTCGTGGGTCATTGTTTTATTATCTGTAGGCTTCTTGCTTTGCCTGGTATTCTTTTTAACCATCCTCGTTCCTCTAAATTCTTTACATAAACATTAACAGAGTTTCTTGATTTTAATCCAGCCGCCTCCTTAATCTCATCGTAAGAAGGCGGATAGTTTTTTTTTGCAATAAAGTTTTTTATAAAAGAAAATACTTTTACCTGTTTTGCAGTTAAACCATATTGCATATTGATTACCTAAAATTGTTCATCCCAGGCATCCGCTTCTGGTTTACTTGTACCAGTAGATACACTTTTTTTAATAGTGATCTTAATAGATTTATCCTCTTGGATCCAGGCAGCAGGTTCGTGCCATTGATCGTTGATGGTAAAATTTTTTCTGTAAGGTTTACCAGTTTTCTGATTTACCTTATCACTATCAACTGAGATAAAATCTGGTTTACTGTCGCCAGGAGTTTTATCTGGGTTTCTCTTTATCGAGAAAGTTGCGACCCAATTTGGATCTTTTGGTTTAGTCGTCATTTTTATGAGCCTCCGATTAGTTGCTTTTTTTTATCCTTGCACGCCTGGACAATTTCCATAGCTTTTGCAGAATTAGTTATTTTGAGCTGCATTAAATATTCTTTATTGTCTGACATCAGCTCTCTTAAATTTGCTTGTTGACTTGTATTTGCAATTCTTTCTAAAATTATTGCTGCTTGATCTAACTTAACTTCTGAATTTAATTTATTTTCTGGAGGCAGCTCTTCCGCTGAGTAAACTTCTCCATGTATGTTTAATGCTTTTAGTACAGCTCTATCGACAGCTCTTTTTTCTGCTACTGAGACAGGGTAGGGGAAGTCATTATTTAATGGAGAACACTCTCCAAGAGATGAAAATCTTTTATTATTATAAACTGCTAAACCTTTTACTACTGCGCAGCCTTTAGTTATATCGCAGCTCTTAAGATCTATATCTATTGTAATACCAAACTCGTAAGCTAGTCTTTCTACTTCTAAATGTTTTATAATATATTTTTTATTATCATCACTTAACCACATCCCACCATTAGATTTAATTTGTTCTAATCTTTTTTTTAAATTAGTTGGAAAGTTAATTACTCTAGTCATATTTTTTATCTCCGATTTCCAGGCTGTTACTTAGAGAAAAGTTGCCGCTTTTAGAACTAGGTAACGCCTGGTCATCTTTATTAGTTAAGTAACCAAAGAGAGATAAAGATAAAAAGATCACGAAAACAACAAGGGATATGTAAAAAAATCGCGATCTTTTATTTTTTTTCTTAACTAATTCTGGGTACACATACAATTCTTGTACGTTTAAAACTAAAGGATCTTCTCTTAATTTTTTCAAGATTGACCCCACAATTCTTTTGCTTTGTCTAAATGATCTCCCATACCACGCCAAAAATAATGACCGAAGTCTGGGAATATATCTTCCACCCAAGTATTCTTACCTGCGTGTTTCTCCATAATTTTTTCACGATTGCTGCATACAATCTTCATCTTATTTAATAATAGTTTTAAGTTTTCTGGTTTAAGATCATCGCAATTATCTTCATTAAATAAATTGTAACCTTCTTCATGGACCACCAATAAGTTTGGTTTTTTACCAGTTGCCAGAAAATAGAAAGCCACCTGGAGTAAGTGTTCGTTCCATCCAAGATAACCTTCATCAATTTTTGGTAATGAATAAGAGCTGGTTCCGTCTTTACGCGGTCGATTTTTTTTACGCCATTTTGTTTTTAATTCTATGAATTGATCGGCATCCTCAAAATCCACTCTACCTATCATTGGCAGCACACAATCTGGCAGCATAAACTCAACAGATCTTTCACATTCTATTTCCCCCTTAAGACCAACTTCTCTAAATCCTTTTTTAAATTGATCGAATAGTAATGCTAAACCTTTTCTATTTACATCATGTTGGATCTTGTCATCTTCATTTGCTGGACCATACTGATTAAATTTTTCAATAATTTTTTCAAATACTTTTCTAGTTGGTGGAATTGGTTTTTTTGTTAAGCCTTTACCTTTTTCATATTCCCAAACAAAATTACCAAATTCTAATTGACCCATATCTCCAATACAAACACCAGAAAACATTTTAGAATTTATGGGTAGATCTCTTCGTTCTTCTTGGGATAAATATAAATATTTGTAACCCCACATATCATCTGAGGTGTTAGCTTGTGATGGCGAATGATGATTTATTTTATAAAGTTTTACCCAATCTGGTAATTCATTTATGCCTGTAATAAATTCTGCTATTGCTTTTTCTGCTGCTTGTTCTTTTGAAATCATAAATCAAATCAATAGAACAATTCATAAACATTTATGGATAACAGTAAATACTAATTATGGATAAATAGGGAATATTCCCAACTAGGTTGTGTATTTCTGCTGCAATAATTGTGGATTAAATTTTACTTTTACTGGTACAGCTATTTCTAGGTCATCTTCTGTAAATTTATGACAACCAGGTTTTACTGGATCTCCCGTTAATGGGTTTATAACTGAAAAAGTATAATCTGAATTAGCTTTTAATATTCCAATCACATCGGATACATCATTTTTTTTACCTATTTTTTTTTTGTAAGATTTTGATGCAGTACAGTAACAATATTTACCAAGAGCGCCACTACTCCATTTTTTTACTTTTGGAATATCAAATAAATAAACTTCCCCATCAACATGAGATCCAGGAATATTAGCTTGAATAGCTCTAACATTTTCATTGTGGTATTCAAATGGGATTGTAATTTTATGTTGATCTTCTTTATCGTACATTTTTACATTGTAGCTTGAATTAACATACCATCTTAAAACTATTTGAGATCTTGGTTGGTATATTTCTACTGGGTGTATGTTTAAAATTTTAGCAATCGCTACTGCATTATCCCAATGAATTTCTCTACTGTCATTGGACCATCTACTGATTGTAGTTTTATCTCTTTGTAAAAGACGAGCCAAATCTTGTTGGGTCATATCTTTTTCGATTAATAATTTTTTAAGCAAAGCCATTGTTTTTTTATCGTGGTTATCTGCTGACACGATGTTATTTTTAATAACCTTAAATTTGTTTTCTATTGTCATAATGTCAATGTATTATCAAGTATTTAATAAGTCAACATTTCCCGTGTAATACATTTAGAAGTTGTTTAATTCATATAGTTATCCCGTTTTATACATAACATAATTCCGCATATTCATTGACAATAAGGTAAGGATAAATACAAACGATTTTAATGAAATTAGAAGAATTTAGAAAAAAAAAAGGTTTTTCACATAAAGAATTAGCAAAGTTTTTTGGTCTTACTGGGGTTTCTCCAGAGAGTACAGTTTGTAGATGGTGTGTTGGAGATCGTATTCCGCGACCCAAGTACATGGATCTAATTAAATCTAAAACAAAAGGCAAAGTATTACCATCTAGTTTTTATGGCTAAACAAAAGATAACAGGAACGATTGCTGATTACCCATTTGTAGAAGTTAAATGGTTGGATTGTATTGCTGATAATTCCTGGATGACAGTATCAAGAGCTTTAAAAATTGAGCCAGCAATTTGTATAAGCAAGGGTCATCTCCTGGTTAGAAACAAAAAAGTAATTACAATATTTGCAGACTATTCTTATGACATGGAGGATGGATCTTTAACTGTAGGTAATACAAACACTATTCCTGGCGGTTGGATACAGGATGTAACGGAGATTATTTTTAACAAATGACAGAATTAACGCCAGCTCACTTTCATGTGATTGATAAGAATAAAGCTAAGTCAAAAGAAACTGATAATTTTAAAAAAGAAATAGATAGGCTGAGCGAAGAAAACAAAAATCTAAAAATAATAATTGATGGTTTGCAAAAAGAAAATAAGCAGCTGAAAGATCCTCTTAATGGTTTTCGTAAGGATGGCGGTCTGTAATGGCGCGAGATATTTATTTCAAAGATGTAAAATTTTCGGATTATAGTTTATGGCATCGTGCTTTGCCACAGAAATTGGGTCTAATCGATATGGATGGAGTGGGGATCTGTTTAAAATGTAAGGAGCCATTGTATCTAAAAGAAACAGCATTTGATGTTGGACAACCCTGGAAAGCTACAACAACGACAGCCAAGTTAGCCAGGATGTGTGAATTACCAAGTTTCCTGGTTTTTTATAAAGTCAAAGGTAAGCAAGTTATAGGCTTTAGAGTGCAGCAGCTGACACCAGAGAAGGGTTCAGAAGTAAACCTAACCCCAGAGGCATGGGTTCAAGCTATGGAGCTGCTACAGGATCGACACAATATGGTTTGCACCAAGAAGGATCAAGCATGAGTTTATATTTTGTGGGGGATCTAAATATTCTGGCGGATGATCGATTATCTGCACATGACAAATTAGTTTATTTCTGTTTGGTTAGTTACATGAATGTTAAGGATGGAAAGTGTCATCCAAGATACGCTACAATTAAGAAGAGAACAGGTATCAGTATTGCTGCCATTCAAAGATCAGTTAAACACCTTGCCAAGCTAAAGTTGATAGCTATAAAACGCCTAAGTTCCACTAATTTATACCTATTATCTGGACAGAAAATATTGCAGGAAACTATTAAAAAAAGAGTGATAACTCTCTCTGAGGGGAGGGATATATCTCACAGAGGTGTATTAATAAAACCATCTTATAAAACTAATAATAGATTTAATAGAAGTAACTTTAACTATAATAGATCATCATCGACAGGGGGGGTTGCAAAACATTCTATAGAGTATAACGGAGAAAAGTATACGGAGTGTGGTCGCGAAGGTCATTATGTTGAATATAGCAACGGCAAAGGCGATCGGATCCAAAAACACTCATTTAAGAAAGACGAACCTATAAAAAAGTTTGATGCCGCTAGAAAGGCGGCTTTATGCGCATAATTACCGATAAATTAGTAACTTTGTTTGAAATTGCAGGAACTACTGAAAGATTGATGCCAGGAGTTAAAAAACCTAAAGCAACTGAGATGTACGATATTTTGGAGATGTCTTATGATCGTAAAGATGATGGATATTGGAAATCAGAAGGTAAGCTCAAATTAAGAGCTAATTCCAAACAAATTACCTGTTGGGAGATAGCTATTGATTTACTTGGTAAGATCCCAAAATTAGAAGATCGCAGGTTAATCTGGGCGCGAGCCATGAGATATTCCTGGGTTATCCTTGGCAAACGATTTGGCTGCCATCGAGTTACAATTAAGAAACGATATAGAGCTGCGATCCTAGATCTTGAAATTAGCCTGGATAAACAAACAGTAGACAAGATAGACAATTTTTTATAAAGAGAAAGATAACTTGTGGTAGGTAAGCCTTTACACAAAATACAATGTGAAAGTTACACAAGATCAAGTAACTTTACTAAACAATGTAGATGCAAAGGTTACTTTCAAAAAACTTCGAAAAAATATAGATGTAAATATCATGGAGGTTTCTCTGATGGACCAACATCAATCGAAGGTAAATTAAAAGCATTAAAGAATTTAAAACCTTTTAAAAATAAAACTGAAGCAGAATTATTATCATGGATCAAGCTGAAGAAATCTGTAAACGATTAGAACTTGGAGAACCTTTATCCAGGATCTGTAAAGATAAATCGATGCCAGATACTTCAACTGTCTACAGGCATTGTAGAGAGGATGAAGAGTTACAAAAAAAGATTATGAACGCCAGGCAAACTGGAGTGTTCACTTTGTTAGATCAGATCTCAGAAGATATGCAGATCCCAAAGACACCACAAGAGACACATTTCTTGAGAGAGAAGTGGAGCCATATTCGATGGCTTGCAACTAAACTTGCGAGCAGCACATTTGGAGAGAAATCTAAACAAGAAGTTAAACAAGATACAACATTAACTATATCATGGGGGAGACCGAGCGATGATAAAAAAGATTTATTACAAGCTAAAGAAATTATTGAGCAAGTGGATCAGCAAGATACAAAGAGGT